TTTATCTAATTTATTATTTATATCTAATAAATCTTGTGCAGTCATTTTCATGCCACGCAAATTATCTGCAGCTTTTTTTGTTCTATCTAAAAATTCTTTGCTAGCTACATTACGTTCTGCTTTAGCTAAATCTAATTCTGCTTGTTTTAGGTCTAATAATACATTTGCGATTTTAGCTGCAGTGCCACCAACTGTAGGTGCATGCTCTAAAAAATCGGTGACAAACTGCAAGAAACTGACTGTGGCTCTTGGAAAAGTTTGTTCTAAATTAGCAACAAAATCTGCAATAGCAAACTGCATTTCCCCCACAGATTCAATCACACTAGCACTTGCATCAATAATAGAGTTAGCAATACTCATGCCTAACTTATCCATGCCACCTGCAGAATCAATCATTTCCTGTATTGCTTCTGCAATTACTGTCTGCAGACTTTCAAAGACTGGCAAAAATGAAGTAGTTATGTTGTTTATGAAAGAGCCTAGTTGCATTTTTACAACACCAACAGCATCATTAAATGCTTCTGTTCTTCTTATGACTCTTTCAGAAAGAACAATCCCTAAATCTTTTGCTCTTTGAATAAAGTTTTTCATACCAACTTCTGATAAGTTGGTTATAGCACCAGTTAAAAATATACCCTGCCTGCCAAATAAATTTGCTAGTGCTGTTGCTCTAGCTGTTTGATCGCCAAGACTTGTAATACCTACTGCAGTATCAAATAAGATTTCATCAAATGACCTCATTGAGCCATCTGCATTGTGTATATTTACATCTAAATCTTTGAATATGTCTGCTTGAGTTTTAAGACCTCTTTGGGCATCACCTACACTTCTAGCAAACTTAATAAGTGCTGCATTAGCACCTTCAATGGTTGTACCTGATTCTCTAGCAGCTAAATGAAATGCTTGTAGTGTGTCAGTAGCTATACCAGATTGAGTAGCTGTTTTACCTATTGCATCTATGGCTTGGAATGACTTATCAACTAACAGAGCTAATGCACCTGCTGTAGCACCTGCAGCTAAACCTACACCTGCTACACCTTTAGCTGCTTTAGCAGCAGCACCACCAACAGTAGTAAGACCTTTTGTCACTTTATCAAAAGCTGCTTTTGTTTTATCTACTGCTGTTAGTTCAAATTTGACTTTTTTATTTGCCATTTTCCTTTTCTGCCATTATTTCAAAATAAGCAATCCACCCTTGATATTCTTGGACACTAATTTGCTGTAGTTCTTGCAATGTTTTATTTAATTTTTCTGCAAGCTGATATTGTGTATATAAATTAGTATCCTTTATTAGTTTTTTTTGACATCCTCAATAGGTTCTTGACCCATAATTTTTTGAGCTACATCAACTAAAACTTCTCTATCTACGTTATTTAATAGAGCTTGTTTATCTTCCAGTGTAAATAACTTATCACCATTAGAATCAAGTGCCTTATAAATTAATACATAAGCCATCATTGTTAGATCATCTTCTCTGCTCATTTTATAGAGCTTAGAAGTTTCAGCTAACGTTAATGGCTTGCTGTATATTGTTAAAGGTTCATCTTCTGTACCCCATTCTGGCACTTTTATTACTTTTACATCTTGCTCTGCAAAATGCTTCTTAGCGTTTTCAATAGCCTTCATCTTAGACTGTTGATTGTGTTAATGCACCAGAACCTTGTACTGTAATGCTTGCTTCTACCATGCCATCAAATGAACCAGACCTTGAAACACCAGTCACAAGTGCTGTACCAGAATAATAGGTATCGCCACTATCAGCACCTTCTGGATATACATTTAAAGTCACAGATGAGCCAACAGTCAAAGCACCCTGACCAGAAGTATCAGTTTCATCCCAAAAAACATCTAAACTTCCAGAAAAAGAAGTTAAAGATGCTAAGTAGGTCTTTGCTGAATCACCCATGCTTGTATCTTCAAGCACGTCTGCTGATTCATCAATTGAGTATGATCTAACCTCTGCAACAGTGTTAGTTCCAACCTTAACAACTCCCTCACTACCTTTATGTGTTGCCATTTTCTACCTCGTCTTTAGACTTTTTAGAAGAAGATTTAACTTTGTCTTTAGACTGGACTGCTTCTTCCTTCCAACCCATATTCAATAAAGACTCAACCTTAGAAGGGTGAGCATCTATAGAAACTTTACCATCTGGACTAATCATTTTCATGTTTAACTCCTATATTGCTGTTTCAACATCATTTTCATGTGTGTGATATTGAACTGTGAAGGTCATAGTCACAAAACCTAAAGGCTTTTCCCCTTCACTATTAAAATCAATTTCAGTAGAAGATATAAATGCATCTTTAGCTACACTATTTAATGTAGGGTCTGCTGCAATTGCTTCTTCTACTTCCTTGCATATTGTATCAATTGTATCGTCAAAATTGGTAGTTGCTTTTGCATAGCCTTCAACAACTACTTCTAGTTCTCTTAGTAATTCTCTAGCAGAACCTATAACTACTGGTTCTGAAGTTTCGGATTTTGTGTAAATAACTAAAGCAGGTAAAGATTCTAAAGGATAGACTCTGGATTCATGCACTCTAGTGCCTGTGGTTGTAAGACCAGTAAGTGTTGTACCAAAATATTCTCTTATTTGTTGTCTTACATGTGCCATTAGACTTCCTCTAATTCAAAAGCTGAAAAACCTGTTCTGTCTGCTTGCACATTTACTATCGTGTAATTTTGAGCAGCTTTAAGTGTATTACCATTTACATCTTTAATTGCACTGACTGCTAATGTGTCACCAAAACTAGCATTTGGTGCATCTACAGTTCTTAGATATGCAACTGGTTTTAGTGCTTCTACACCAACACCATTATCTTGTTCAATGTATTCGTTATTAAGAATAACATTTACTGTAGTATCTGTAGAATCTTTTGTGTAAGTTGCTGACACAGCATGACCAAAATCAATATCAAGATATGCTGCCATATCTGCTTCTGTTTCTAATCTGAACTGTGACATTATTGCTCCTCTAAGACTAGAGAAACTAGACCTGTATTGTCTGGCTCAACTGTTCTAACTCTGTATTCAGTTTGAGCTTTAAGTGTATTGCCTTGATCTGTTGTTATAGCATTGACAACTATTTTGTCATTTTGAGAAACATTAGGTGCATCTGATATTTTTAATATAGCTCTTTGTTCAAAACCTGCCACATCTACAGACTGACCACCTATATCAAAATAACCATCATCAATAATAATGTTTATTAGCGTTGAAAGTCCATCATCAATAAATCCCAGACTATCAATAAGTGGAAAGCCATCAAATAAAACACCTGTTTCAAAGAATGTTGCAGTGACTGCATGACCTGTTGTTGCATCCAGATATGAAGAAAAATCTGCAGCACTCTCTAAAGGCATTATTTTTTAGCTCTTTTCTTTGGAGCTTCCTCTGACTTCTCTAAGCCAACACTTCTATTTTCTTTTTTTGCTTTAGGTTTAGCTTTACCTACATGTGGTTCAGCTTTTCCATAGGCACATAGCTCATATCCAATATCTTCTGGCAATTCTACTATGTCACCTGCTTTAACACGTTGCCCTTTAGCAACTGTATCTCTAAGTATTAAAAAATTTTTCATATTTAAGTTGGGGGGATTACTCCCCCCATTCCAAGTTAGCATTTATTAATTAGCCATCATTAGAAACACAGAAGCTAACAGCATGTCTAACTGCTACATCTACAGTTTGTAGAGCAACAATTCTAATACTACCTGTATTAGACAAGCTGTAAGGGTCAACTGTGATATCTAGTGAACCATACATACCAATTAATAAGTCAGAGAAATTACCAAAGTAAAAATCTCCTGAAGTGACTTGATTTGATCTAACAACACCATAGCCATTCATTCTTCCATCTGGCTCAACTACAAACTGACCACTGCCTGAATCTTTAGAAACAGTTTTTAGTGTGCCATAGTCTGCAGGCTTACAGATGTATGAAAGGTTGCCTATTAATGCATTATCTGCTGCAACTGCAGATTCCATACCAATGATTTCAGCATAGGTAGGATTTGCTGCTGCAAAGGTTGTAGTGTTTACACCAGAAGTATTTTTGATACCTGTTGGTTGTCCACTTGAACCAGAGCCTGCTAATGCACCTAAATCAATAGCTGATGCGATTGATTGTGTTAGGTCATCTCTAATTAGATTTTCAATATCTAATGAGCTTTGTTGTAGAAGTAATCTAGTTGCATCTGTATGTGCACCAATTACTTTTGGTGACATAGTGACACTGCCTGATGTGAACTCTGATTCAGAAGAAGCTGCACCTTCTGTAGCAATCCAACCTGCACTTGAAGCTGCAGTTTTCTTAGGAATGACAACAGAACCTTGCAGTCCTCTTAGCATAGTTGCACCTGCAGCCATAACTGAAGATGAATTTCTAAGTACGTCTATAAAGTCCCCACCTTTAAAATCCTGTGGAATTAAAGTTGAGTCATCTGATGAGTTCAAATCTCTTTGACCCCATGTTGCAAGAACGTCTGCAGGAAGCATAATGCCTTGTGCAGTTGTTCCATTTGCTCTAGCTGCTTCTTCTGAACATTCTAGTTCAAAAGCTGCATCTTCTTGTGCTTTTCTGTCAGCAGGATTAGCTAAAGCACGAATGGCTTTTACTACGCTAAATCTTTTGACTTCTTGCTTAGTCATACCAATATCTGATGGTGTTTCTAATGGTTTATCGTTAGCAATGTTCTCTAAGAGGACACCTCTAAACTCTTCCACAGATATACCTTCTGATATGGCTTTATCAGCTAAATCTCTTTTGTTGTGTCTGACAGCTAAATCAAGAATCTCTTTAGAGTTTCTTTTAAATTCTGCTTTTGCTTCTTCAACAGTTTTGGATTTAACTTCTTCAAGATTAATTTCTTGTTTTTCGTTTTCCATATTTCTCACCTGTTTGTGAATTAAGTTAGTTTCAGAACGACCAACTCCAACAGCTTTAGATTGATCTGCAGGAACAGCAACTGAACTTACCTCTAAAGGTGTCCAACTGGCTCTGTAGTAATCTTCATCATTGTCGTCTTTGACACGTTCCATCTTATTTATTTTGTAGCCTACTGATATATTCATTCTTATACCATCAACTACATCTTCAAAAACTTCACGAGCAAGTGCAGATTTACCAAATCTAACAACTGCAATTGTCCTCTTAGCAGTCTCATCAAGTTTAAACTCTTCGATTACACCAATTTGTTTGGTCATATCGTGGTCAAGTAAAAAAGGTGCAGTTCCAGATGACATAAATTCCATATCTACCTCATCTTCTTTGTGTCCTAACACCTCTTTGCCAAAACTTCTGTTAACTGGTTCTTCTGAAGATACACCCACTCTGACTCTTCTGTTTTCTTCATCAATATAGTCAGCTCTTGATAGATCAAGAGTTCTGTATCTCATAAGGTCAACAACTTTCCTTTCTTCGTCATCTTCCTTATAACCATTTTCTGCATCAGTCATTTCAACTGGTTCAGATTCTTCAATTTCATCCTCATGATGTTTTGAAAATTCTATAACTACAGAATCTTCTTTTTCATCAATGTTTAGGATATGTCTTTCATCAACTTTATCCATGCTTTTCTCCTTGTTTTTCGTTGACTGTGGATGTCCTTCTGGAAGCAAATCAGTATCATGCTTCCCACTTCTAAATCTACCATTTCGCAAAGCATAAAGAAAGCTATTAATTCTAGCTGCTGCCCATTGCTCTGGTGAACTTACGTTAGGTCTGACAGATGCAGGGTTAGTTTTATATGCACCTATACCACGTTCATACACTTTTGATAATGTTCCTACTGTTGTTCTTTTAGAAGCAACATCACCAACCTCTTCATTATGTTCTTCAACTTTGTTCTTGATCATTTCTAAGGCTTTACCTGATACAGCTCTCTCATCTTCTTTTTTTAGTCGTTCAACTATTTGTCTTGACCAACTATAACCTGCATCTCCACCCCACAATGCCCATGCAATTCTGCCATTAGAAGGATAACCATCTTCACCCTGACTAAATCCTTCAGCTTGTTTATCTACTTCATGTCTTGAGAAAAAGCTGTACATTCTTTTGACTGTTTCTTCTGATAGATTTTCACCTGCTACAATCTGTCTTGCTCTTACAGCACCAACTCTTGTACCACCTCTACCATGCTCTTCTCGCCAATCAAGACCTCTTTGAGCTTCTTCCTTCATGCCTGCTGTTGGTTTAAAGCTCATCTTCTTCTTCTCCACCAGTAATAACAGCTTCTACTGGTAATTTAGTTCCAAAAGGTTGATAGGCTAATTCAATACCATATTGTTTTGCTAACTCTATCTCCTTTTGATGTTGTTCAAAAAGTTCTTCTGTATCTCTTCCATAAGATGCACAGATATCTGAATAAGTGACAGTTCCATTTTGTAAACCAATTACATTAGATTGCATTTCTTTAAGTGGGTCTATCCAAGCAAAACTTCTGGGTATGAAGGTCACTGAACTTGCAAATTTATCCACCTTAGATACTGGCAATTTAATGTAATTAGTTGACACTGCCATTTCTAACCAAGACTTAAAGACTGGTTCAATAAAATGTTCAATGACAAATTGTTGATATATCTGGAACATGCTTCTGTCCTCTAAAGCACCTTGCCTAATAGAGCTGTAGTTCACAGAAGTTAAATCATTAGATAAAGAATGATAAGAAATGTTAAGTCCAGATGCTATGCTTCTTAAAACTGATTTAGTAAATGCATCAAAAGCTGATGTTGGATGCTGTGGGTCAAATGCTTTAAAGTCCATGCCTGCAGGTAATTGTTCAAACACACCTGCTTGTGCTGTCATGGTTGGACTAAATGAATCTTCATATTCACCATCACCAACATAACCATCACCATCTGGACTAATAAAGAACCCTTGTTTACTAGCTGATACTCTAGCACTTACTACCTCTGCTTCAAGATAACCATTCAGTTGTTTGACTGTAGGCATTGCTGTTGCAATTAAAGAAACACCTCTGGTCTGTTCTGCTCTTTGTGGCAAGAAGGCATGAATGATCTCTTCTGCAGGAACTCTTATGTGCTGATTCTCATTAAGATAAGTTCTCTCATAAGGATGATGCTTGTATAAATGATAAGCAACTGGCTTATCAAACTCATCTACTTCAACACCCATTTTAATTCTATTGCCATTCTCTTTGTAGTAATCATTTTTATCTTCATCTAAATGATCTGCTTCTAAGAACTGCAATTTAAAACCAAATGGTGAATTTTTGTCTTTTACTTTTCTAATAAGAACTTCACCATCTCTGCAAAGTGATTCTATAAATATTTTTTGACAATCTAAAAATGACAATCTGCCATTAGTAGTACAGTTGCCAATCTTTGTCCATTCCTTCCATGCTTCCTCAATGAGCAGGTTAGCTCTTAGGTCTAGCTTTCCCTTATTAACTGGGTCATCTAGTCGTGCCTTAGAGCTAACTCTTATGCCATGCTTACCGATAACATTAGACACCATCAGATTTAAGTATCTAGCTATGTAGCTATCGTTTCTTGCTAACTCTCTTGCCCTATCTCTTAGGACTCTTATGTTATCTTTTATTTCAGCATCAGCACTTGTAGATGTAGTTAAGAAGTCAGAGAACAATCTGCCTGCATTAGCACCTGTATAACTTCTTCTATAAGCTCTACGTTTTTTTGTTTGAACTTCTTTTCTGCTAAATATGTTGTTATACCATGCCATGCTTAACTCTTAGGTGTGATTTGATTTTGACCAAAATTAACTTTGATAGTGTTTCCAGAAGCTAGTCCATTTTTAATTCTTGCTATCTTAACTTCTTTTAAATATTCAGCTTTGTATCTATCTCTAAATGTCATCAAGTCAGTGATAGACATTCTTGACAATGATCTACCTGCAATAGACATAGATTGCTGATCCATGCTTGCTCTGTTTTCAATGACAGCTTCAATTGCATCCAATACTTTTTTTGCATGACTTCTTACTGAATTAGATGTTGTTGCATAATTGTCTTGTATCTCTACATAACCTTCTTCTAGCTTGACCCTTGCAGAGTCAGAGCTTCTTGTTATGTAAGAAATCCAGTTGTAGTTGCCAACTGTGTAAGAAGTAGTGGAAGAGGTTGAGATAATGTACTCATTACCTGACTCTGTTGCAGTCAAAGTAAAGTTTGCTGCAGTAGAGCCATCAATTAAATTAAATTCATAACTTAATGCATAATCTGCAAGAGGATAATCTGCTGCTAGATCATCTCTTTTCCATGCCCAAAAATCGCCAAGCTGTAATTCACTTGGAACTTGAGTAGGAAAGTTTGCTGAATCGAATTTATTAGCCAAATAAAAACCTCATAATGTTAGATACATCCTAGTAAAACACTAAGGTCTGTGTAGAAATTGTCAAGCCAAAAATAAAAAAGGCTCAATTAAGAGCCTTTAATAAATGTAGATGGTATTAGACTAATTCAGAGTCTTTGTATTTAAGTGAGCCTTTAAGATTTTTCTCAATAATCAATTCTCTAGCCAAGTTAATATCTTCTTTAAGACCTTCCAGATGATGATTAACAAGCCATTTTGTAAGTCTTTTTCTTTTAAATATTAAATCTCTAATTTCTTTAGCATGATAGTTGTCATACTTTGCATAGATTCCATGTGCAGCATTAATCTTAGTTGGCTCATCAATTAAAATAAAATCTTCCCAATCTGGAAGCTGTGCAAATAGACCATTAGGGTTATGCATATGAAACAATATTGTATCGTAAAGGGTCATGCCTTCTGCTGAAGTTGCTTCTTTTTCTATGTAAGCACCAAGATTGTATGTTTGTGGTCTATAGATAGCACCAGTCCAGTTGTGTAAACTTTCGTTGTACTTCTTCCACTCTTTGCTGTTATGTCTTTTGATTTGCTTGTAGTTCATTATGCACACTCCTTAACATTGCAAAGTGTTCTTGAATGTAGTTTTTGCACGTTATAACCACCTGCAAATATAACTCTTATTTCAACAATAAGATTATCAATTAACCATTCTTGAACTAAAGCATGATGGCTTACAGTTTCTTCTAAAGACTTAGCTTCTAAATCAGATATGCCATTGCTGATAAGTTTTTTTGCAATTGTATAGTTTCTCTTTTCATGCTTTTGCAAAACTGGGTCTTGCACCATTTCTAGCACAGTAGCAAATGCAGTGTCTGCATCATTATTAGCAAAGTTGAAGCGAATTTGACCAACTAAATCTCTGTCAATGCCACAATCAGTCATGATTTTTTTCAGGACATCTTGATCATTAGATTTACTTGACCAATATTCTTGAAGCTCTTGAATTGCATACCTAAGATTATCTTCAACAGCTTTTAAAACTTTAGCATCAATATCTGCAAAAAGTTTTTCTAGTTTTGTAATTAAGTTTTTCATGTCGTTCTCCATAGTAATTTGTGTAAACATACAACTAATTATATAGATATATACTTATATATCTACAATTATTT